ATGGGTGCTGAAGGTGGTGACGTATTTGGTCGTGCTGTTGCAAATCAAGACCCATTTAGTATGGCTGGTGGTCTTGGCCTTGCCGCATTGGGTACTGTTGGAAGTGCTGGAAAAAAAGGTGCTACAACTCTTGAAGATATAGTTAAGTCTATTGAGAGTAAAAAAGTTACCGAAGGTCTTGGTCAATTTAAATCTACAAAGCCATCTGAAATTTATAATAAAACAATGGGCGGTGGTTATTCTGTAAACGTTCCCACTGGTGATATACCTGCTGAAGGCCTCATGATGGGCATATATAAAAATACAGATCCAAGAAATAAAGTTTTAGACAAGCTCACTAAAAAAGATATTGAGCAACAGTATTTAGCAAATAAATCTGCATTAGATAAAACAGAAAATTATTTTGGTACATGGTTAGATCCAGAAAGCAAAAAAACATATTTAGATGTATCACAAAAGTTTGCACCTAATGAATTACGCAAAGCAGTTAAATTTGGTGAACGCACAAATCAAATTGCTGGATATAATGTTGGCAAGGGTGAATCATTCCCAGTAGGTAATTGGTCTGATTTTATTAGAAGCCCAGAATATAATCAAAGGTTATCAGAGCTCAATCAATCTGGTGTTGATTATTTAAAACAACATCCAACTGTAAACTGGTGGGATCTTCGTGGCACTCCATTGGAAGATTTATATGGTAAAGAAAATGTACCAAATTTAGCTGGATATTTAGCAGCTACTTCACCAGTATCAGATGTGCCACGCAATGCAAGAATAGCATCTGAATACATGAGAAGGCAAATTGCAGGTGAGCCAGTTATTCAACCTAATTTTAGAATGCCAGAAAATGCTGTATTTGAAACTGCTGGCAATATGATGCCTATGGAAACTGGTAGAACTAAAAATTTACTTGCTGCTAGTCAAGGACGTATTGAAGATTTGCAAAAAGAAAAAGTTCGTAACATGGGTAAGGCATTAATGGGTGATCCTAATGCTATGGTGTTTGATAGACACTGGGCAAACCTTTCAGAAAAACCATCTGCTAATATTTTTACAGGTGCTGAAAAGGGTGTATTTCCATCTGGCAAACAATATGCAGATTTAGAAAAAATTGTAGCTAATCAAGCAAAAGAAGCCAACATGACACCAAGAGATTTTAGTGCTAATGTTTGGACAGGTTATAGAAACAAAGCACAGCAAGAAGGTAACGTATTCGGCCAAAAAACAGCAGGTGCAGGAATTCAAGGCGAGTCAAAGTCTATTGCTGATACTTATTTATCACTCATTAAAACTAAAGCAGAAAAATTAAATATTCCATACAATGAAATGATTAAGAAATTAAAGTCTGGTGAAATTAGTTTACTATCATTAATGCCAATTAGTGTTGGCGGTGGCTTACTAGGATCTGAAGAACAGAAATAAAAAAGGGATAATCACTTATCCCTTTTGTCCATCTCATCTTTGTGCCAGAACTTGAATTGAGAAAACTTATTCCACTTCTGGTACTCACCTTTAACATAAAGTATTTTTAAAAATTTGCACATTTGTTGTATGTGCTCTTCACTTAATAGCGTAGGCTTGTATTTAAATTTAGCTGGCAATATTCCCCTTTCCAAAAAGTGTTGCTGCCTGTTCAGATATATCAGTATAATTTTCTGTATCTGAAATAAACCCAGCGTCACCTTCCTCCGCATAATCGCCTTGCACTACAATATGATCACCAGCCCACTTACCAACAAGCTCATGGTCGCTAAAATCACCACCTCCACGACCATTGCTGTTAGCAAGTAATAAAAACAATATATCTGCTACTGACCCTTCAAATCCTATCTGCTCAACAAGTTTAAGGCCTTGACCTAGCTTGTGTGCGTGTAGGCACTCTTTTTTAGTTACGTTATATACTTGATGGTATTGACCCATTATGCACCCCTCCCTACAACAATAAACTCAATTTTACCAAGCTCTTTTAAAGCCTGTACTACATGAGATGGTGCGTTATAAACATAAGGCCTTTCACGTTTACCTATATTAATTGAAATATAGAAGGCGGTATTAAAGTAATCAATTTGTGCATTTGATTCGTCATACCATTCACCAGCTTGTTTAATAGTATCTAAAATTTCATGTAAGCATTGTTTAGCAATGCCTTCAAAATATTTATCTACATGGTAAACATTCACTACATCTACATCAGATCCAAAATCAATATTTCCAGATTTAAGATTTACAACCAATGTTGATTTATAATAGTTTCTAGCGATTGTGGCCTTAATACCATATTTTTTAAATACAGGTTTTAAAGCTGCTTGAATTTTTAATTTTGTTTCGTTATTGACATAAGCCATGTTGTATTCCCCTAGTGTAATTGTGGTTGATTAATAATTCCAGCATCAATAAGATCAGACGCTGTTCTTCCAAACCAGCCTTGCAACTGCCATGCTAGGCCTGTGTTCACTAGGTACTGCCATGCTTCTATTACTTCTTCTTCTGTGCCCTCTACAAAGCCTTCAGCGAGGCCTACTGCATCATAACTTGATAAGATAGTCATGTAATTCTCCTTTAGCAAAATTTCTTGATCGCCTGCAAGTGGATTGATAAATCAGCGATATAGTTATTTTATATAATTACAATATAATGTCAACACTTTTTTTAATTATTTTATAAGTCATTGATATTTATACACAAATCACAATACCATTAGAGCCAACTTGACAGACGGTTACAGACCCATCAGGTGCTAGTATAGTAGTACCAAAAGCCTTTTCTGTTCCACATATAGCTAATGCAGCTAATATCACAACAAATATCCAATAAATTTTATTCATCATCAAACCTCTGAAGATGAGCTTCAACTTCTGGTGGATTAACAGCTTCCACTTCCCTTAATACTAAAATAAGTTTATTTTTAAACCACTCTGACTTAGCAAGATCTTCTTCTACGTTCCCTTTAAATGGATAACGCAAATCATATTTCATCTTACTGCCCTTCAAGTACCCAACAAACTCTTCTTTAGTAAGCCTAGATTCAATAATATCTATTGTTTCTAATCCACCTATATTATAGTGTTTTGGGTGATTAATATTATCTGACATAACTATTCCTTTATAAAAAATAAATTAATTAAATCGTAACAACCGTACATAAACCAAATCATACTACCAACAATCAAAAGCCATACTAGAACATCAAGTAACTTTTCTAAAGAGCCCATTTCTTTCCCCATATGGTGTAGGTTTAGGTAATTTAATATACCCTTGCTTTTCAAGATTTTTAATCCTATGAACATTTGTTGCACAATTTTGAATAATATTTTTCATGGTGCAATTAGGATTATCTTCAATATAATTTTTTATAAAATGTGCTTGCCTTATACTATCTGATTCTTTATACATTAAAATTTACCTCTGATATATTTAAGTATTCCATAATTATATCCACGCATTGTACACTCAATTAAAGTATAGTCAAGTAACAGTTCATCTATACGTCTACGATTGTATGCACTATGAAACTCTATTAAAAATATAACAGGAAAATGCACTAGATTTTCTAGTATCTCAATCTCTGCACCCTCTGTGTCTATCTTTATAATGTCGCATGGTGGTAAGTTCTTTGCACTCATAACCTTAACAAGCTCACCTTCTTTAGCCTGTTCCTCACCCTCAAACATACTAGCTTCACCACAATTATGTAACCCATAATACATCTGACGTTCACCATCCTCCTTGCCTATAGCAAAGTTTCTAATGGCTATATCGGTGCCAGCTGTATTCTGTCTTAATAGGTTATAGTTTTCTTTTATAGGCTCATAGCAATCTATCTTTGGCTTATCAAAGTATTCATGTGCCCATACAGCAAACCCACCTACGTTAGCACCAATGTCTATAATATATGGATTTGGCATAGCACCTACTGAATACTCACCTTGAAATATTTTCCCTACATGACTAATCATGTTGTTAGGAATGATCATACAAGCCTGCCGCTAAATTGATAAGTTCCTGTGTGGCCTAGCTGAGCCCATGCTGCACCCCAAACTTTAATATCATTATCTCTAGCTAATTTACA